AATATAATCTTAATATACAGGAGAACTTTCAATGAAAGATATTTTACAAGACATCGTGTCACACACACAAAACCTAGGCTTCTTAACCACAGTTAAAGTCACAGGCACAGAAAAAGGCACAACTATTAACTCAATGGCTGATGATCGTTCAGTTATTATGGAAGCAGAAGCTGCTGCACCTTATCCAGACATGATTGGTGTATTTGGTATGCCGCAATTAAACAAATTAAAATATTTGTTAGATGGCGCTGAGTATAAAGACAATGCTAAGATTTCTATCACCACAGCAGATCGTAATGGTGAGACAATTCCAACAGGCTTACACTTTGAAAACAAAGACGGTGATTTTAAAAACGACTATCGTTTTATGAATACTGAAATTATTAACGAAAAGATGAAAACGGTTAAGTTCCGTGGCGTTAAGTGGGATGTAGAATTAGAGCCAACCGTTTCCGCAGTACAGCGTTTCAACTTCCAAGCAGGTGCTCATAACGAACACCCAACATTCTTGGCAAAAACTGACAACGGCAATCTAAAGTTTATCTTTGGCGATGCATCAACACACGCAGGTGAGTTCATATTTGCTATGGGTGTTGACGGAAAATTAGATCGCGGCTGGACTTGGCCTGTTATGCCAATCTTGAGCATTCTTAAGATTGCAGATGTAAACAACACCAAGATGTCTTTGAGCAATGAAGGTGCTATCCAGATCACTCTAGACAGCGGACTTGCTACTTACAAATATATCATTCCAGCACAAGCTGCCTAAATATGATTAAGAACATCACTGCTTCTGGACGTTATGTTCAGGTATCCGGTGGCAATGCCAACACCTATGTAAACGGTTATACCGGAGCACAAGGTGTCGGTAATATGCGATTCAACACTTCCTCTCAAAGTACGGAAGTTTTTGATGGCAATAATTGGATAACTCTCAATATGGATTACGCATCTGTTGGATTAACCGGCGAAGCAGAATCATTACTTGATTGGGCACGTAAGAAGCGTGATGAAGAATTGGCGTGGCAAAACTTGGCAGCAACTTCACAAGCTGTTAAAATAGCATTAGATAATCTAGAACAGGTAAGACAACACTTAGACATAACAGCAAAATTAGCGAGAGACTATGAAACAACCAATTGACTTAACCCCACTACAAAAAGACTACGCAGTCTACTTACCTGCTATCAGCAGTTTTTATAGTACCTACGTTGCAAAACAACGATTAGAAGAATTTGTACCTAACGATCGTATTCCTAAAGGATTTGATCGTGGCATTGAAGGTATGAACTTTCTAAATCCCGAACAAGGCTACTTTACCTACAAGTATGCCCTGTATTCAGCGGGTCATGCACAATTAGATTTGAATAAGAGCATGACACAAGAGTCTATGATTCAACAGAGAGATCGTGCTAACACAATGATCTTAGGTGACTCAGGTGGATACCAGATCGGTAAAGGTGTTCTTAAATTTGATTGGTTGGACTTTGAAGGTGTTGAAGCCACAAAGACTCGTCAGAAGATTCTAGAGTGGTTGGAATTAACTGCTGATTGGTCCATGATGCTGGACGTTCCGACTTGGGCTTGCGATCATATTCATTCACCTAAGACTGGACTAAAGACATTTGATGATTGCTTAGATAAAACTCGATACAATAACGATTACTTTTTACAAAATCGTTTAGGCCAGACTAAGTGGCTGAACGTGTTGCAAGGTGGAGACTGGGATACTGCTGAAAAGTGGTATAATGGTGTGAAAGAGTTTAGTGATCCTAAAGGCAAGTATGCTGGTAAGGAAGCAGAAGGTTGGGCAATGGGTGGCGCTAATATGTGCAAGATGCCCATTACACTAAAGCGGTTGATAACATTAAGAGACGAAGGTCTCTTAGAAGGCAAGGACTGGATGCACTTCTTGGGCACAGCACAACTTGACTGGTCATGTTATCTTACATTAATTCAACGTCAAATTAAAAAGCACATAAATGAAAACTTTACCATCTCTTTTGATTGCGCCTCACCGTTTATTGCAACCGCACACGGACTTGTCTACACAAATGCCCAACACACCAACAAACGTTGGTCAGTTATTATGGACAAAGCCCCAGATACAAAAACCCTTAGCCAGAATTTTGACATCCCCTTCCCATTCGAAAGTGAATTTGGAAGTAGATTATCAATAGGTGATATCTGTTGGTACAAGCCCGGAATGCTTAACAAGATTAACAAAGAAGGTAAAACTAGTTGGGATAGTTTTAGCTATGCTCTAATGATGGGACATAATGTCGAATGTCACATTAAGGCAGTACAACGTGCTCAACAATTTATGGATATTGAATGTGCCAAACATAAACCAGATTGGCGCATGTGGGGTGTTGAAGGCAAGAAAGAAATTGAATTTAGCGAATGGGTTCCACGCAAGATTCTGTACTTTGCTACATTCATTGAAGAATTATTCAATACTAAAACTAAAGCAGAAGCATTTACATTAATTGATAACGCCAATCAATTCTTAACCAGCCTCGAAGGTGCTCGATTACAAGGCGGCCCAGTTGCCTATGGAAATAAAGATCTGTTTGATTGGGGTGATGCAAAGAAAGTCAAAGAAGAAGAATTTGATCAACAAGATGATGACGAGCTACGTGCATTGGAAGATATCGTTCAAGGAGTATAATTTATGTACGAACAGAGAATTAAACATTTGGAAGAAGCGCATCGTGCTTTGGATAAACAAGTTGATACTTTGGAAAAAACAGGCCTGTTTGAAGACCTAAAACTGGAGCAATTGAAAAAAGAAAGGTTGCTCTTAAAGGATAAAATTGCTATACTAAAGCATAAGCAACAACTTCACACATAGGCATAACATGGTCCAACTGAACATATTTGAATTAAACAAGATCAAAACAATCTGCGAAGCCGTTGGCACAGAGTATTTTACTCTTGAGCAAACAAATAGTTCAGGCATTGGAAGAGTATTAACAATGACCTATGAAACCGAAATAGCAGACTATCCTGCTAGTGTTCGTATTGAAGTATCCGGCGTGGAGACGTGGTAATGAAACAAGAACTAGATAAACTGTTGTGCGAACGGTATCCAAAGATGATGGTGAACCGAAACAAGGACATGAAAGAAACTTGTATGTGTTGGGGATTTGAATGTGGTGATGGCTGGTTCAATATTTTAGATCAACTCATGAGTAGTATTCAACATCACATTGATTGGAAAGACAAACAGCGCAAGTGGGCAATTGACTATAATGAAATGGCCACACAGGCAAAAGCTGGCAACTTTGACTTGTTTGAAGAAACTATGAAAGCTCTACCCAACGACGAGTACAAAGAAAAACGACTGGGTGAAATTGTTGCTGGAGACTTTAGACAGGTGCCTGAATCTATTCCACAGGTGACCTTGGATCAAGTTAAAGAAAAGTTTGGCACATTGCGTTTTTACTACACGGGTGGTGATGACTATATCAGCGGCATGGTATCACTGGCAGAGAGCATGACTGGAGTCATTTGTGAAGAATGTGGTAATCCTGGCGAACGTCGCGGCGGTGGCTGGGTGCATACATATTGCACACCCTGCGAAGAAGCACGTGAACTAGCACGTACAAAATTGGATGAAGAATACGAATTTAAAAAACTTCTCAAAGAAGGAAGTGAACAATGAAATGTACAACTTGTGGGCAAACTATTTTAGAAACATGTACCTGGAAACAAGGACGATGCCCGCATCTGCCTAGTCTTGCAGAACAAATCGCAAACGATGCCTACAAGGCACGTTTTCTTAATCTACTCAAATTTTTTAAAATCATAAAATGAAAAGAAATTACTCCACAGGCATAGAAACTTCTATAGAGTTTTTTACAGGCATTGAGATCGAAAAGACTCCTGCATATGGTATGAAAACTCTGTTTGTAGTTGGTGTTCACGACGATCAGATTATTACCACTATGGCTAAAAATAATGATTGCACTCATATCTATTTTGGTGCAAATCAAAGTTTTAAAACTGACGGTGTTAATGACGCACACAATTGGCGCATGTGGGAAGACATGATCTATGTCTGCTTGGAAGAAGGCTATTGGTGTACACTAGATTTAGATGTCAGAGAAGTTGAAGGGCTTCTTGAAAGCGGTCTTGTTGAGAAACAGCAGTTCATTCCGCAGATTTCGGTAAAATTGCCCTATTTACAACAGCTGGGATATAATGCTACAATAAAGATAGACGACAAAGATTTTAAAGCAACAAATCCCGGAGTGTGGTGTCATAACCTCCATGACCTACTTGGTAGAGATCGTTTTACCAGTTGGGATCAATATGGCAAAGATGAGATTATAAAATGAGCGGTGGATATGCAATAGCATCAACTCAACGCACTAGACGAATTCCTAGAATTACAAGTGCAAATCAAGTTAACCGTGCAAGATCAATTCAAACAACAATTATGAAATTATCAATTAGAGAAAAAATTCGAAACTGGCTAATGAAAGACAATGACGATTGCGAGCTAGTATACGCAGAAGATTGCGATGGGGTTGATCTACATTCTCAAGGTTTCCTCTTACAAGTTTATGGTGCCAGCGGTGGTACTATTGTAGAGACAACTAAGTACGACCAAAAGAAAGATGAGAATCGTCACAGTTTATACGTAGTCACTGAAGACAAAGACCTCGGTCAAGAACTAGCAAAAATCATAACCATGGAGCAACTGCGATGATTCACAAAAGTATTAAAGTTAAAAACTTCACAGTAAAAAACAATCCCGGATTCCGTGTTCGAGTTGAACAATGGGAAGTTATTAGTCCTAAAGGTCTGTACTCTTTGAATTTTATTCAAGAAAGTCTCAAAGAAGATGGCACGGTACAAGATAGTCAACTCTATAATTTCTTTATGACTAAAGAAGAAATCAAAACACTAACAGAAGGATTGTTAAATGAGTAATACTCTTAAACAAGATTGGCGTCCTAACAAAATGATATGGGTTACCTTCCGCAAAGAAGGTATTCATAAATACCCTGCGGCGCTGACTGATCCAGCGTTGGCTACAGGAGATGAATATGATGTGTCGTTTTTGGGTTATCCTCATCGCCACATCTTTCATTTCAGGGTGTGGATCAATGTGCTCCACAATGACAGGGACATCGAGTTCATCCAGTTCAAGCGTTGGCTCGAGTCATTGTATAACGGGAATACCAGTAATAACAATAATCAAGGTGCCGTTCTAAGCCTTGATTATAAAAGTTGTGAAATGATGTCAGATGATTTACATGACATCATTAGCAAGAAGTATCCAGGTCGCGAGATCTGGATTGAGATCTCCGAAGACGGAGAAAATGGTTCATTTATTAAGTACTAAGAGGAAGCTATAATGGCTCGCAATTACAAGGATTATCCTTATTTTGAAAATCGTCCCGACGTTGTTCGGATCTTTGATGACCTAGATGCATATCTAGATTGGTGCAGGTTGGAACTGCAACCATTTAATCCTGCAGATCTCTATAAGAGAGATTCAGTGACTTATCAGTCCTACCTGGCAAGTCGTCGTCCAGCAAGACGCCCATACTTAGGCAACAAGCCTCGTTGGGACAATACCGGCAGACGCAATGAGCAGAATTTTTCTCGTTGACCTAGAAGCTGTTGAAACTAGGTACACGGGTCAATGGAAGACTCATGTACCTGCTTTACTTAAAAAGGCAGGACACAATGTCAACATTATATCAGGTCCTACGGACATTCCTAGTGCTACCACTCCTGGAGCATTTCTCAACTTTGGCGGCACTAATATCTACAAGGCTAGCCAAGTTGAGCAAATGGGTCGGTTATTTTGTAACGGATCCGTTCATCCCGGCGATCACTTTATCTTTACTGATGCTTGGCATCCTGGTATCATAAACTTAAAGTATATGAGTGAGTTATTGGGTATTCCAATAACAACACACGGCCTATGGCATGCTGGTAGTTATGATCCGCAAGACTTCCTAGGCAGACTGGTTGGCAATAAACCGTGGGTGCGTAATGCAGAAAAATCATTCTTTTCGGCCTTTGACCACAACTACTTTGCCACAGACTTTCATATTGAATTGTTTAATAGAGAACTGTTAAACAATGGGCATACTGTAGAAAATCCTTGGTACGAAGAAGAACTCGAAGAAATCCTAAGCGGAGAGTATCCTAAGTTTGTGCGTACAGGGTGGCCCATGGAGTATATGCAGGATACATTGCTAATGTATAAGAACATGCCCAAGCGGGATCTTATTCTATTCCCGCATCGTATTGCTCCAGAGAAACAGGTTGAAATCTTCCGTGATCTAAAACATCAGTTGCCGCAATATGAATTTGTTGTTTGTCAAGATCAACAATTGACAAAAAATGAATATCATAATTTGTTAGGTGAGGCTAAACTTGTGTTCAGTGCTAACCTACAAGAAACGCTTGGTATCAGTTGGTATGAAGGTGCTATTGTAGATGCTATTCCTATGATTCCTGATAGACTGAGCTACAGCGAAATGGCGTTGGACACATTTAAGTATCCTAGCAAGTGGACTGAATCGTTTGATGCTTATACTGTGTATCGCCCAGACATCTGTAAAACAATTATAGAACATATGGAAAATTACAGAACTCGTATACCTAGCCTAAATAAACAGGTAGATATACTAAAAGAAAACTTTTTTAGTTGTAATAAACTATTAGAGATGTTAAAATAATATAATATATGTCATCCACGACATTAACTCGGAGTAATAAATGGGCAATCCAACACCCCCTGACATTTTAAAAAGAGACCTTGCAATGAAGAACGCACTTGCTGGTGCAGAACAGCAAGGCGACGATGATAAAGATTATCAAGAAGCATACCTAGGAGATCACCTTCGCTTTAAAATGAAGCGTGAAGGCAAACGCTTCTGGGCAGGTGATAACATCAGCGAATATGTTAGCGAAGCAGATAAAGAAACATTAATCACAGATGCAACAGAAGCGTTTGAATTGGTATTAGATCGATTGTTAATCGATCGTGAAAATGATCCTAATTCAAAAGGCACAGCCCGGCGACTGGCTAAAATGTATTTTAACGAAATTATGGGAGGTCGATATGATCCTGCACCAAATGCAACAGCTTTTCCAAATGATTCGGCGGATAGATATGAAGGTATGCTTGTTGTTCGTAGCGAACTGCGGTCTATGTGCAGTCATCATCATCAGCCTGTGTCTGGTGTTGCTTACATCGGAATCATCGCCGCAAATAAACTTATTGGCCTGTCTAAATATACTCGGATCGCTCAGTGGTGTGCTCGTCGTGGCACACTTCAAGAAGAACTATGTAACGACATTGCAAGAGAAATAATGAAGGCAACGGCCAGTGAGAACGTTGCTGTCTATATACAGGCCACACACGGATGCTGTGAGAATCGTGGTATTATGGCACATAGTTCATTAACACAGACTACGGTACTTAAAGGTGCGTTTAATACAGATCAAGGTACAAAGAAGGAATTCTTTGACAACATTAAAATGCAACAGGAGTTTGCCCCAAGATGACCGATATTGACCCTAGATGTTGTGGCGGCGGAAGTTGTATTATCAACAACAAAGGTGAATGTTGGTGCGGACAAAAATGGGACGGTGAGAAGATGTGCTTTCCTGTTTTAGAAACTGAAAAGAAAGAGGACAAAGAATGAAATTTAGAAAGAAACCCGTAGTAGTTGAGGCAGTTCAATTTACATACAATGAACAAGGTATAGATGCTGTCAAAACATTTTGTGGAAGTGCATTAGGCAATGTTCGTAAAGAACGTCACCCTGATGCACGGGCCGAAGCAGAAATTGGCACACTTGAAGACGGTGTCCACCTAACTGTCAAACATATTGCTACAGAAGGTGATTGGATTATTAAAGGTGTGCAGGGAGAGTTCTATGCTTGCAAGCCAGATATTTTTGAAGCTACCTACGAGCCAGCAGAATGACTACAGCTAAAGAACTAGCAGACAATCTTATTTCTCGTGCAAAAAATATGCAAGAGTTTGTTGTAGAACGAGACTGGAATTTAATTCCTGCTGGTGTAATCAAATATAACATACAACACACTGTAGGCCAACCTGCACGTATCTTTGTACACGCAATGACACAGCAAGAAGCAGAGCAACAAGTAGATGATTGGTTCGGAGAAGCTGTAGAATGAAAGTATTACTTAATTTTTTAGAACGTATTGGGCGTAAACGTATTATTATGGATCGTGTTTGCAACGAGCCTTACCTAGAACGCTACTATGTGTTTTTAAAAGATAGAACACACTTTCCATTTAACGTATTCTTACACAAATTCCTAAAAGGCGATCCAGATGATGTACATGATCATCCGTGGCCATATGCTACATTAATTTTACGAGGTGGTTATTATGAATGGGTTCCACAGTTTGATGCAGAAGGTAAAATATCTTGCGAGATACAAAAGTGGAGAGGCCCAGGTCATTTTCGTATTTGTAGTTCTAATAGTTATCACCGGATTGAGCTAAAACCAGGTGTCACTGCATGGACATTGTTTATGCCCGGTCCACATAAACGTGATTGGGGTTTCCTAGTCAACAACAAATGGATTCAACACGAACAGTATCTTAAGGAACGTCATGGAAAAGCGTAAAGTAAGTTGGCAAGAGTTTCAAGGTCTAGTGGCAAAAATATGTAGAGACATTTCTCTAAATAAATGGCGACCAGATTATGTAGTAGGCATTACCCGAGGAGGGCTATTGCCTGCTGTCATGATCAGTCAGTATTTTAATATTCCCTGCGAAACACTAAAAGTAAGTCTCAGAGACAACAGCGGCGAGAATGCCACTGAGAGTAATCTATGGATGGCTGAAGATGCCTTTGGTTATCCTGTATACGACCTTATGGCATCAGGTAGCGGCAAAAAGAACATATTAGTAGTAGACGATATCAACGATACAGGTGCAACTATCAACTGGATTTTAAACGATTGGCCGTCTGGCTGTTTACCCGATGACGAAAGATGGCTTGATGAAATATGGAATCAAAATGTAAAGTTTGCCACTATATTTGATAACCTTGCCAGCGAGGCCAAAGTTAAAATGGACTACGTTGGGGAAGAAATTAATAAAGTAGAAAATCCTGTATGGATTGAATTCCCCTTTGAAGAATGGTGGACAAAATGAGAAAAGAAGATTACATACTAGAAGATGCGGAGAAGGAAGGTATTGCACCGTGGAAGGACTTGGTCCGGGAAGACTTTCATGTCAAGGTCTTTAAAGATAAGTACCCTGTGTCCGAAGGTCATTTGTTATTTGTGCCGCAGTATGCAGCTGATGGAGTGATTGTCGACTGCTTCAGTGATGCATTAACACACGGCAAAGACATGGTAGAAAAAGGTGAGTGGGACGGATTTAATATTGGAATCAATTGGGGTGAGGCTGCAGGACAGACCGTAATGTACCCGCATATACATCTAATCCCAAGACGCAAAGGCGACATGGCGGATCCTCGTGGAGGAGTTAGACATGTTATTCCAGAAAAAGGTAATTATAAAAAGTGAGTAAAATACTGTGTCCGATCTAAAAACAATTCTAGTTCCCTGGAATAAAGAACAAACTGGGTTTTGGTGGAATGAAACCTGCGGCATGGTGTTGGAACACTTTGGCCTGCCAGGCGATCGGTACACCAGTCATCCAGAGACCGATCAGATGACATTTAAATTTCACAACGAACACGATGCTATGATGTGCAAAATATTGTTAAGTGATAGAATATGATCAAATACGTTATTGGATTTGTTATTGCCTGCGTAATTTGGATAGTTGCACTTTCACAAGTAGACATGCCGGAGTATCGAGTATACGACTGTAGCATGTCCGATTGGCATCCCGATATTCCTACCGAGGTAAGAGAAGAATGTCGTAGGCGCAGATATCAAGATTGGAAGCAACGGAATGAGAACATAATTTAATTAGGAGTTGAAATTGAAAAGCTGGACACTTAACGTAGAAGAAGCTAACGACGGTAGTGGCGATGCCATATTAACTTTTCCGCCAGACCTATTGGAACAAGCAGGCTGGAAAGAAGGCGATACATTAAAATGGATAGATCAAAAAGATGGAAGTTGGCTACTCAAAAAGGTTGACACAACTAGTGAAAAGAGTGTATAATATACTATGAGCAAAATTAAAATAGCAGAGCTGTTCTACAGCATTCAAGGTGAAGGACGCTATATGGGTGTTCCTTCTGTTTTTCTACGCACATTTGGTTGCAACTTTAAATGCCAAGGGTTTGGTATGAGTAGAGGCATGCCGAGCCAAGAAGCAGAAGAAATTGCACAGGTCGCACATATGTTTACAAAATATGAAGACTTGCCCTTGGTTAGTACAGGTTGTGACAGCTATGCCAGTTGGCATCCAGACTTTAAAGATTTGAGTCCCATGCTTACCAGCGAAGCAATCGCAGATCGCATTTGTGAAATTCTTCCGCAGGATCATTGGAAAGAAGAACATTTGGTTATCACAGGTGGTGAGCCATTACTAGGATGGCAACGTGCTTATCCAGATTTGCTAAACAATCCTAAGATGCGCAATTTGAAAGAGATTACATTTGAAACAAATGGTACTCAAAAACTTACTCCAGAATTTAAAGAATATTTGAGGAAGTGGAATAGCGAAGTAGGTAAGGAACTTACATTTTCAGTAAGTGCTAAACTACCGTGTAGTGGTGAGAAGTGGGATGAAGCGATCCTTCCAGAAGTAGTTTGTGAATATGAAGAAGTTGGCACAGCCTACTTGAAGTTTGTTATTGCTACAGAACAAGACTTTGCCGATGCTGAGTGTGCTATTGCCGCTTATCGTAAAGCAGGATTTAAAGGTCATGTTTATCTAATGCCAGTGGGTGGTGTAGAAAGTGTCTACGCAATGAATAATAAAAACGTAGCAATATTAGCTATGAAAAACGGATTACGTTATAGCGACAGATTACAAGTACCGTTATTTAAAAATGAGTGGGGAACCTAATGAAACGTTTTGTAGAAAAATTATTTGGCATTGACAAACTCAAAGCCGAAACTGCGGCGGCAGTACAGCTAGCAGAAGAATCAACAAAGATTGCTAAAGATGCTGTCGCGGCGGCCGAACGTGCTAAAGAAGCAGAAGAAACTGCTAAACTATCACCAAAAGATCGTGCAACTAAACTAAAAGAACCTTGGGTGGGTGTACTTAACACTCATGTCAATAAAGAAAATGTACGCAACGGCTTTTTTGAGCTTGACTGGAATGAGCAATTTGTGTTAAAATTAAAACAAGAAGGATATGGTTTTGACGGTGACAAAGACGAAGAGATTGTTGATCGTTGGTTCCGTGAACTTTGTGCTAATGTAGTAGTCGATGGCGACTTTGGAGGCGCTGTTAATACCGGCGTTATTGATATTAATTCTGTTAGAAAAAATAACCTATGACCTATATTTTAGTTGATACTGCAAACACTTTCTTTCGTGCTCGTCACGTTATCAACGGTGATGCTGACATTAAGTTGGGCATGGCATTTCATATTACACTTAATTCGATTAAAAAAGCATGGCAAGACTTTGAAGGTACTCACGTGGTATTCTTTTTAGAAGGTCGTAGCTGGCGCAAGGATTTTTATAAGCCTTATAAAGCTCAACGTACTGCGGCTCGTGCGGCACATACAGAACGTGAAGCAGAAGAAGAACGTGTGTTTTGGGAAGCGTTTGATACATTTAAAGATTTTGTCACAGAAAAGACTAACTGCACAGTATTACAACATCCTAGACTTGAAGCTGATGATTTAATTGCAGGTTGGATACAGACACACCCTAGCGACAACCATGTGATCATTTCGACAGATACAGATTTTGTACAATTAATTGCACCCAATGTAAAACAATATAATGGCGTCACAGAAACCACAATCACACACGAAGGCTACTTTGATAAAAAAGGTTTACCCGTTATTGATAAAAAGACTCAAGAAGTCAAAGTCGCTCCGGACCCCCAGTGGCTACTTTTTGAGAAGTGTATGCGAGGCGATACCTCAGACAATGTATTCTCTGCATATCCGGGAGTACGGGAAAAAGGCACAAAGAATAAGGTTGGTCTCCGTGAGGCCTACGGTGATAGAGACT